CATAACAACAAAACATCAACAACAACTTTTTGGAGCTAAAATGAGTTCAGTTCGTATTGTGCGTGGCGAGTACCGCAACAAAGTTATCTCTAACCAAGTGTTTGCTCTTGTGTCAGGTTTTCAAACTGGCGCCAAAGGTAACTATGTTACTGTAGAAAACAATGGCGCTTTTCCTAATTGTCCCAGTGCGATTCGTGTGCGAGTTGACAGCATTGAAGATGTAGAGTATACTAGCTCAATGGCACAAGACAATGTAATCAAACTCGAACAACCTGCTCGCGCACAAGAAACAGACGAAGACGCAATGTCGCGCATTCGTGAGCGTTTTGAAATTCTGCATGAAATGACAAAAGCCACTGTGGCAGGCGACATTCGTGCTATGATTGTGTCAGGACCCCCAGGTGTTGGCAAATCGTTTGGTGTGGAGAAAGAAATTGACAAAGCAACTATGTTTGACAAGCTCGCTGGGAAACGCCTTCGTGCCGAAGTTGTTAAGGGCAGTGCAACCCCCATTGGCTTATATCAAACTCTCTACAAATATTCAGACACAAATTGTGTCGTTGTTTTTGATGATTGCGATTCTATTCTACTCGACGACGTTAGTCTTAACTTACTTAAAGGCGCCTTGGACTCGGGCAAAAAGCGTAAAATTTCCTGGTTGTCAGAGTCTAGCACTTTGCGCCGTGAAGGCATTCCTGACAGCTTCGAGTTCAAAGGTTCCGTCATCTTTATCACCAACTTGAAGTTCGATGGCATGAAGTCGCAAAAGTTGCGTGATCACTTGGATGCACTGCAATCTCGTTGTCACTATCTTGACTTGACTCTTAACACCATGCGCGATCGTTTGTTGCGTATTCGTCAAATTGCCGCAGACGGCGAGTTGTTTGCAGACTACGATTTTGACAAGTGTGTGCAAGACGAGATCATTGAGTTTATGGACACCAACAAAGATCGTCTGCGTGAAGTTTCGTTGCGTATGGCAATCAAGATTGCAGACTTGCGCAAGATGTCAGTTACTAACTGGAAGCGTTTGACAGAAACTACTTGTATGAAAGTAGCGTAATATGGACCCCAGCGACAAAGTATTTTTTGGATCTATAGTTGCATTGTTTGCACTCATGACAGGGCATCCATTTGTGGCGTTGTTTATTTTTTGGTTGGCAATTTGTTAAGGATTTATAATGGATAAACTTATTGTTGTTTTGTTTGCTATTGCTGCATCACTGTTCTTTAGCTTATTAATGTCATGGCCGGTAATGATGCTGTGGAATGAGTGCGTAGTAGGTGCAGTAACAGGTGTAAACAAAATTACGTGGCTACAAGGTTGGGGTGTCTCGATCCTGACAGGTATCCTGTTCAAAGAAACTTCAATCTCTTTTAAGTAAGGAAACACTATGTTTGAAATTTGGGAAGGCGACCTGTACTTGTACAGTGTAGACACACAGTACGAAGCCGACGAACAAGCAGAAGCAGGCTTTACAGTAAAGTCATTGGAGTACTACGGTGCGTGAACTAGTTATTAAACGAATCCAAGAGTGTGCTGTCGGCGAAGAAGTAATCGAAGACTCCAACGGCGACGAGCATGTAGTATCGGAACTGGACTTGATGAGCGATGAAGACTTGCTGATCTTGTTTGAAGAATTGATTGGCTTTAACGGATAACAACATGAACAAATATCAACAGATTGAAAAGTTGGCTCAAGCATCTATGTTGATCCAAGAAGTAATCAATTCGGGCGAGTGCCCGTTTACTTTCGAGCTTGAAGAGATCAACGTAACGATTGCTGATTTAGCAGACGAGATCGAAGAAGAGTAACCCCGCAGTGTGCGTAGGGGCAACGTCAATAAGACCCCTCCGATAAATTATGATAGGCTTACTTTTAAATTTATTTTTTGTTTGGTTTTGTTGGGAACTAGCCAACGACCATTTTGCAAAAGGCAATAATGTCCTAGGTTGGGCAGGAATTGCAATCAGCGCAATGAACGGCGCCCAGATAGCAAGTGTGATGTTTTGATAGTTAGCTCCTGAATCGTGGAAACGATTCATTTACAACAGGCTCTTTGGAGCCTGTTTTTTTGACATTGTGTGTTGATAAGTATATACTACTACAATGCTTTCTATCACTTTAGGAACTGCAAATCCTTTAACGCTACAATTCCAAATACGAAATACACCCGTTGCAGATTTATGGTTAGACCGTATGCAAAATAGGCATGGCTGGCCACTTGACCACCCTGATCGATTTTACGGGTTTGACACACTTGACCAAGAACGTGATCGTGCTGAACACTATATTAATCAGTGCATTAGCACAATAAATGCTCATCAAACAATTATTATCAGGCCGTTTGAATGGACCCAAGATTGTTTAAACTATCTGCATAATGTATTTGAAGTGCATCACGGATTGTTAGATCAGCAAACGTCAGATTACTGGCAAACTGCTGATGAATCTGCAAAACGTGCGTTAGGAGAATTAAACATAGCTGTGCATCGTTGTGAAACTGCTATGCGACCTCCTGCGCCAAGATTTGTATGCACATGGTACGGCATGCCCAAGGCGTATAGATTATCTGAGGAATTGCAAAGTGTGTATGGCACCTGGCAAATCAACTTTGGTACTGTTTATCTAAATTATTGTGAAATAGGAAAAACAGTCGAAGATCTAGAAAACGACAATGACAAATATATTGCAGACGAAGCATTCCGTCCGTTTAGTCATTATAGCTCAGACTTTAATGTTCAGTTTCATGAACGAAATCTAAGTGAAAAATACGGACGAATACAACGCTATATTGACCAACATCAAGATTTTTTCCTTGCAAAAAATATTACCAGTGTGTATAATGTAAAGGCACAACCATTGCGATTTCCAGTAGCTGATTTAATATACACTGGCAGCAAGGAAGATCTACTAGTAGAAATAGCAAAACGACAATGGATTAGCCAAATCAAAATAGAATGAAAACAGCATCAATTATAATTAAAGACGAAGTCAACATCAAAATTGAAGGTCTCGATCTCGATGTTCGCAAAGCGTTAGTAAACGCTTTTAAGTACGAAAACCCAGCAGCACGATATATGCCGGCTGTTCGGCTGGGTCGTTGGGACGGCAAAGTAGCATACTTTCAACTAGGCGGCAGCACCTACACAAACTTACTACCTGAGATTGTGCCTATCCTGGAAAAATTCAATTACGATATTGAGCTTGATGACCAGCGCACTTACTCAAACACATTCCAGTTTGATACAATGCTGGAAGATACGTTCTCGACTATTACATGGCCCAAAGGGCACCCTATGGTAGGACAACCAATTGGGCTACGCGATTATCAAGTTGAGATTGTCAACAACTTTTTGTCAAATCCTCAGTGTATTCAGGAAGTTGCCACTGGCGCAGGCAAAACAATCATGACTGCATCACTAAGTTGGAATGTACAGAAATATGGTAGAAGCATTGTTATTGTGCCAAACAAGAGTTTGGTTACACAAACAGAAAAAGACTACGTTAACTTAGGCCTGGATGTTGGCGTTTACTTTGGTGATCGCAAGGACTACAACAAGACACATACTATTTGTACTTGGCAAAGTTTAAACAACTTGCTTAAAGAAACAAAAGCTGGTACAGCAGACTTTACAATTCAAGATTTTCTAGAAGATGTTGTATGCGTAATGGTAGACGAAGTGCATATGGCCAAGGCAGAAGCACTCAAGACTCTGCTTACAGGCGTAATGGCGCATATTCCTATTCGGTGGGGATTAACTGGCACTGTTCCTAAAGAAAAGTTTGAAAGTCAGGCACTGTTAGTGAGCTTGGGCCCAGTTATTGGTAAACTGTCGGCTAACGAATTGCAACAACAAGGTGTATTGGCGCAATGTCACGTAAACATTGTGCAACTAGTTGACCATGTAGAATACAAAGATTATCAAAGCGAATTAAAATACTTGCTTGAAGAGTCAGGTCGATTAGACACAATGGCAGATCTTGTGAACAAAGTTAACGAAACAGGCAACACTCTGGTGCTAGTTGATCGTACCGAGTGCGGCAGACAGCTAGTAGCACGGCTTGGCGAACGAGCAGTGTTTGTATCGGGTGCTACTAAGGGAACAAAGAGGCAGGAAGAATATGATGCAGTGGCTGATGCAACGGACAAAATTATTGTGGCCACCTACGGTGTGGCTGCGGTTGGTATTAACATTCCTAGAATTTTTAACTTGGTGCTCATTGAGCCTGGTAAAAGTTTCGTTAGGGTTATCCAATCGATTGGTCGTGGCATCCGCAAAGCTGAGGATAAGGATCATGTTGAGATCTGGGACGTTACCTCAACGTGCAAGTTTGCAAAACGACACCTGACCAAACGCAAGGCGTTTTATAAAGAAGCCAACTATCCTTTTTCAGCAGAAAAGCTAGAGTGGATGAAAATCAAATAAATTTGACTTTCTGAATCAAATATAGTAAACTACTAACATGCGAATTCTTACACTAGACAACAACAGTTTTGATTTGGACCATTTGCCCGAAGAAGTTGATGATATGCGCTTTGCTATCCTTGACAACTCTACGCCAGTAGATCCAGATTATCAATATATCCCACTTATCTTTTTAGAAAGTTTTACAGCCCCTGCTCTTGTATTGCAGATAGGACAACATCGAATCAAGATGCCCATGGACTGGCAAATATTAATCGGGGAGCCAGACTTGGGCGATCTCGAAATGCTACCGCTAACGTCAATTAACGATCGCGGTTTCAAAGTATTTGAGTTTAACCCACTAACAAGTTTCCGACCTAGTTTCCCGTCAATTGAGATTGTAGACGTGTATCAAGAAGTCACGTGGTATGCCCCTAAACTTAAAAACGGGCAGATGCTATGTGTACCAATTACAGAAGGTGCAAAGCCACAATGTGTTTATTTTGTTAAAGACATTAGTCGCAACTGCGAAATCGTAGACTATAATAAAGCGTGGTGATATGACATATTCCGAACCAGAATTAATCGATTTAATGAAACGCATGGTAGCAATCTACCTAGAAAGCTATCCAGCTGACGAAGAAGAACTTCGACGTTTTCAAACTTGGGTGCTGCGTCAATGGGGCTACAGAGATGGGCAGTCTTAAACCAGGCGCTACTTACATATATGAACGAGCAGGTTCAGTCATCTATGCTCGCGAGTTTGGCGAAACCAAGCGCCGTGTAGTTGGGTACGAAGGCAACGACGACACTATTTCTGCATCTAGCAAACGTCTATTGTCCGAAATGAACGATGTTGTTAAAATGTGTGAAACTGATCCGGCAATGAAAGCCATGTTAGAACAGCTATTTGTAATGTATAATCTAAAGAAGAATCATGAGTGATAAACTAAACATTGCCAATGAGATGCGAGTGTTTGATCAGAAGGATCGAACTTTCTATGACAATTTAACAGACGAAGAACGAAAAAAGTTTTCCACTTACTTGATGATTCGTTGGGGCAGTTCCGTGCAAGGCAGTAGAGATTTGCAAGAGTTTTATGTTATTGCAACCAATGAGAGACTCAACAAACATTTCTTTAACGTGGGTAAGCATCCTAAACTTCAATGGTTGTTAGCAACAACTGTGAGCCCAGACTTAGGTGCGTTTAGACATCAATGGATTGCTCCTAAGAAAAAAGAACCGGGCGCAGGCAGTTTAAAAAAGCAGTTGGCCGAACTCTTTCCAACATACAAAGACGACGAGATTGAAGTGCTAGCTGCAATCACAACTAAAAAAGAACTAGACGCTTATATCAAACAACACGGTCGCGAGAAATGACATTTACTTGCAATTTTTGTAAGAAAAGTTTTGTAAAAGAATCCACACTAGAAGTTCACATGTGTGAGCCCAAGCGACGTCATTTGAACAAAGACGAGCCAGGTGTGCGACTTGGGTTTATGGCATACATCAAGTTCTACGAAATGATGCAGGGTTCGGCTAAGTTAAAAACTTACCAAGACTTTTCTGAAAGCAGCTACTATCTTGCGTTTGTGAAGTTTGGGCGTTATTGTGTTGATATTCGAGCAATTAACCCAACACAGTTCATGAACTGGTTGCTCAAGAACCAAAAAAAGATTGACAAATGGACCAGCGATCGATTTTACACAGAATACTTGCTGTGGTACTTGCCAATTGAAGCAGTAGATGATGCGCTAGCTAGAGCAATGGAATATTCAATTGATTGGGAAGAAAAACAAGGAAACCCAAGTCAGGATTGTGTGCGTTACGGTAATCACAATGCTATCTGTTATGCTATCACTTCGGGCAGACTAAGTCCTTGGGTAATTTATAATTCGGAATCTGGGCAAAAGTTTTTAACTGAGTGCAACCAAGAACAAATAGCAATGATTTGGGAATACATTAACTCGGATGTGTGGCATAAGAAATTTTCAGACTATCCAGCAGACCAGGTGTATGCTCGGGATATTTTAAAGAAAGCAGGTTGGTAATGATTAACAATATAATGCCCGGACCAGGAATCAACATCATTGGCAGCGGCACAGGAATGCCATGGATTGATATGAATCGCCCCAGTGCAGGTCTCATTCGATTCAACAACGGGTTTGAAGTGTATGACGGATCAAACTGGATCAGAATGGAAGGGGCATATCCCACAGTAGAACTCGATCTTGGTGCCCAGGCAGCAATTCGCTGGGCAAATGAAAAGATAGCGGAAGAAAAGCGATTGAAAGAGTTAGCAAAAACTAACCCTGCATTAAAAGATGCAATTGACGCTTTACAACGAGCCGAAGAACAAGTTAAAATTGTAGCAGCATTGGTGCAAGAATGAATACGTATGATCAGTTGTTTATTGGCAGTAAAACCATTACAAAAAAATGTGGTATTTGTTTAACGGATAAACCCCTAGGCGCCTTTGGTCGAGATGGCGGCGCAAAATATTTGAGATACGAATGCAAAGACTGTGCTAAGGCACAGGCGAAACTATTAAAAAAGATCAAGCAGTCGGTTGTCCCGCCGTCTGCGGATTATAAATGTCCAATTTGTAACAAGACAGAGCAAGAAGCTCGTGGTCATAACATTAAAAATAGACAAATATGGTGTGCAGATCACAGCCACGAAACTGGAAAATTTCGTGGTTGGTTATGTCACAAATGCAATCTAGGGTTGGGAAATTTTGCCGACAGCAAAGAACGGCTAGAAGCCGCTAAAAATTATTTGGAAAAATCATGAGCGCAGACATTGACCTAGACTTTGCAGAAAGAGAACAAGTGTTGAAGTTAATTCAGCACGTTCCTGCACGACAAACTGTTGACAGCAAAGTTAGACGTCATAATTCGGGCGTGTATGTAACAGATATCCCTGTTGACCCTGTTAACAACTGTGCCGCAATTGATTATCAAGAAGCAGAGCAGCGCGGCTATTTTAAAATTGACTTTTTGAACATGCATGTTTACAAGTTGGTACAAAGCCCAGAGCACTATGAACAAATGCTTGCTACTACCCCGCCCTGGCAGCGGCTGTGGAATGATCCTGAGTGGGCGAGCCAATTAGTTCACGTTGGTAACTATACAGCATTGCTCAAGGAAATGAAGCCGGATTCTATTCAGCGTATGGCTGCGTTTATTAGTATAATCCGCCCGGGCAAAGCACATTTACAGCACAAGGACTGGAAAACAGTGTTTGATTCAGTGTGGGACGGCGACGATAGCAGAGGCTATACATTTAAGAAGGCGCATGCTATTTCTTATGCTGCCTTGGTTGCTTTACATATGAACTTGGTTAATCAAGTTTCCTTACCAGTGTAATACTCTTACGTTTGGACTTTTTACGGGCCATTTCGTTAAGGCTGCATACAGGTCCGTGTAGTATTTCTAAGTCCTTGTTTGCAAAGGTGCGCAAATAAGGGCGGAACGGTTCCCAATCTTCCTTGAGAAATATGTTGATAGGGATGCTACGGTTAGATTCCCACCACCAAACATTGGCATATTCTAGGAATTGTCGTTTTAATTCTGGATGCGTTATACTACCAAAATCGTAGATGGTGGTGATTGCATCGTCGCGATTTTGCACGATTCCTAAATATTCATTACTGGCGTAAACACACAAGGTGATAAACGGGTATTTTTCTGCTAATTTATTAAAGATGTCACTTCCCATGTATTTGTAGTCTCTAGGTTATTTATATAAAGTATTTTTTGGTAAATATTAGATTATGTATAGCACCACTGCCTATCTCTATCAGCAAAAAACCCAAGTACTCTTGATCGACACCAGTGGTGGATATTTCACAATGAGGTATAACCCTGTGTACGCAAAAAAACTAACAATTAACAAAGGTGTTGACAACGTTATTCTATTTGAGTTTATTAACCAAGATGAAAAGCCTGTTAACATTACTGGAAGCACTTTTACGTTTCGATTGATTGACCAAGAAGGTCAAGCACTAATGAACGAAACAGAAATGACTATCCTTAATGCACAATATGGACGTGCCAAAGTCACATTACCTGCAGGAGTACTAGATGCTATTCGAGCACAACCGGGCTCGTACTCGATCACACGCTACTCAGGGAATTTAACTGAAGCTGTGTTTGTAGACGCACAAGCAGGTGCAAGAGCAGACGTTGATATCATGGATAGTGTTTACCCAGAATTTACTCCAAGTGCAGTAGTTACTCTTCCAACAACAAATTTATCTGCTCAAGCAGGATCAGCAGGTGGTGGCGCACCAGCAACATATCCAGACTGGGCCCTAACGCCCGGCGCTCCTATCAACACATATAGCGGGATAATGAACACGGAATTTTATAGTTCGTTTATTGTGCCTACTGGATCAGTAACAAGTATGCAAATGGACCTGCTTGGATATACTGGTTCTATCAAGGTGCAAGCAGCAGAAAACTATCAAAGCATGTGGTACAATGTAAGCGAAAGTGTTCAGTATCTAAACAAAACTGGCACAGTGCATCATCATGTTGTTGGGTATTATCCATTGCTTAGATTATGTTTTAACAATTCTGTGTTTACAACAGGACTCAATGGATCATTTGGGCAAGCTGCTCAAGCCACTGCATTAGTTACAAACGGAGTGGTTACTGGGATCAATGTAACTTACCCAGGCCTGGGATATCTTGCACCGCCACTGATTGAAATCTTTGGTGATGGTGCAGGTGCAACTGCTACAGCAACAATTGGCGCTCAAGGTACAGTTGATACTATTGTTGTTACCAATGGAGGATCTGGATACCGCCCAATTCCCCCAACTAACACACAGGCAACTGTTGTGATTTCTACAGGTAAGGTAGAAAATATACTATATAGGTAATGCAGTTTAAAAAAATAGTGGGGTTCGGCGATTCGTGGATGTTCGGCGATGAACTTATGGACCCGGCATATTTGGCCAAGGCGCCAAACGGACATTACAGCGATGAGCAAAATTCTTCTTACAGACTAAAACATTGTTTTTTAGGGCAACTAGGAGAACATTACAATGTACCAATTGAGAATTTTGGTATACCAGGTGGCAGTTTAACTAGCACACAGTGGACATTCCAGTGGTGGCTTGATCACGAAACTTTGCCCTTGGACGAATGTTTAGTTTTGGTTGCACTAACCAATTCTGACAGAATTACTCATTACAATCCTAATCATACGCATTATTCAAACGATCCAGCCTGGAACAAATTTGTGCATAGTACATGGGTAAACTTTGGCAGCTCTGTTGTACCAGACGATTTTTCTACTATGATGAAATACCAAATGACATTGACGGATTGCCCAGCATTGAGTAAGTTAAACTATCAACATGCAGTTTTATTTTTTGATGGGGTCGCTGCTCGAAATAGTCTTAATTTATTGCAGTTCAATATCATGCCATCGGAACGACCTATTCCAAATGCTCCGACCTTGGCTGAACCAGGGTTTAGTTGGACAATGTTTTTTAGAGACCACCCGGGCAATCGAAACCGTGAATTAATTTGTGCCGATGGACATCCTAATGAAATAGGACATACTATTATCCGAGATCACTTGATTTCTCTCATTGATTCATGTTAAACTAGCACGATGCTAGATATCCTCAGTTACTTACCCAACAAGCGTAAACAAACGCCATCGGGCTGGATAAGTTTTAACGCACCCTGCTGTGCTGACAAACGAGGAAGAGGCGGACTAAAAGTAAACGAACAAGGCTGGAGCTATCATTGCTTTAATTGTAACAAAACAGCCGGGTTTGTTTTAGGCAAGCCACTGGGATTTAAAGCAAAGAGTTTGTTATCATTACTCGGTGTACCAGAATCGGAAATCAATGCATTGTATTTAGAAAGTCTAAGACATCGTAGTGTTCACGGTATCTTGGATGATCGTGCTAAAATTGCTAATGCACTAGCTGACATAGATTTTAAAGAGGCCGACGACTTTCCACCAGCTAGTGAGATAGTAACAGAAGAACATCCGTTGTATTGGAAGTACCTGCGTAGTAGAAAAGTACCCGAATACTTTCCTGCAATGACCACAATACGCACAGACGGTATTCATTGGGTTAGACCGCATGTGACGATTCCATTTACATATGACGGAAAGATAGTAGGATGGACTGCTAGATTTTTAGATGACAAACAACCTAGATACATCAATCATATGCAGCCCGGGTATGTGTTTGGTACTGAGCTCCAGCATACAGATTGGCAGTATGCTATTGTAGTAGAAGGCATTTTTGATGCATTGTGTATAGATGGTCTTGCAGTAATGCACAACACAGTAAGCGACACGCAGGCCAGACTGATACGTAATTTAGGCAAAGAAGTAATTGTAGTGCCAGATCAGGACAAAGCTGGTTTAGAGTTAATCGACCGTGCAGTAGAACTAGGATGGGCAGTGAGTATCCCTGACTGGGGGCCCGGTGTTAAAGATGTGAATGATGCAGTAATTAAGTTTGGTAAACTAGCTACCTTGCTATCTATCATGCAATCACGAGAAACAAGCAAAATTAAAATCGAATTAAGGAAGAAAAATCTTGTTAAAAGAATACAACATTGAAGTTCAGAAACTGTTTTTAGAAATGATGTTAGAGGACGCACAAAGTTATGTGCGTGTTCAGAATATCTACAATCCAGAAAACTTCGATAAGAAGTTACGACCTGCTGCTGAATTTATCAAAGAGCACTCGGCCAAATATAATACACTTCCTGATAAGACACAAATTACAGCGGCGTGCGGTGTGACATTATCGCAAGTGCCTGAACTAAACGAAGGGCATTTTGAATGGTTCATGTCTGAGTTTGAAGCGTTTACTAAACGTCAAGAACTTGAGAGGGCAATTTTAAAATCAGCAGACTTGTTGGAAAAAGGCGAGTTTGAACCAGTAGAAAAATTAATTAAAGATGCAGTACAGATATCGCTTACTAAAGACATGGGCACGGACTACTTTGCTGATCCTAAAACTCGTATTGAAAAATACTTCAACTCGGGTGGCCAAGTAAGCACTGGCTGGCCACAGCTGGATAGATTGTTGTACGGTGGATTCAGTCGCGGCGAACTAAACATCTTTGCAGGTGGCTCGGGCTCGGGTAAGTCACTTGTTATGATGAACATTGCGTTGAACTGGCTACAACAGGGACTAAGTGGTGTTTACATTACCCTAGAACTTTCTGAAGAACTTACTTCGTTGCGTACTGATGCTATGTTAACAAACATGAGCACCAAGGACATTAGACGTGACATGGACACTACCGAACTTAAAGTCAAGATGGTAGGAAAGAAATCCGGACAGTATCGTGTTAAAGGATTGCCAGCACAGTCAAACGTAAACGACATTCGTGCTTACTTGAAAGAAGTGCAAATTCAAACAGGTATCAAAGTGGACTTTGTGATGGTTGACTACTTGGACTTGGTCATGCCAGTGAGTGCTAAAGTTAGCCCCAACGACTTGTTTGTCAAGGACAAGTATGTGTCAGAAGAATTGCGTAACTTGGCCAAAGAGCTTGGCGTGTTGCTTGTAACAGCATCGCAGTTGAACCGAAGTGCTGTTGAAGAAATCGAGTTTGATCACTCGCATATCTCGGGTGGTATTTCAAAGATTAACACTGCTGACAACGTGTTTGGTATCTTTACTAGTCGTGCAATGAAAGAGCGCGGCAAGTATCAAATCCAATGTATGAAGTCACGTAGTAGTACAGGTGTTGGACAAAAGATTGATCTTGAATACAACATGGACACAATGCGTATTACAGACGCAGGCGGCGAAGAAGAAGGATTCAGCAAACGTCCATCTAGTTCGTTTATGGATCAGATCAAAGCTAAATCTAGTTTAAACAATACATCATCTGATGAATCAACTGCATCAAAGTTTGAACGTGCTACTGGCACACCAGCATGGGAAAAAGGCCCACAGGAATCAGGCAAAGTAACCGGCGATGTTCAAAGTGCAAAGTTGAAACAATTATTGGGACAGATTAAACAATCATAACTGATACTGAGTGGCGATGTCTAATAGAAACTGTTTGTCTATAGGCTTGTTGAGCAGGTCAATGCTCCAGAGTCGCTGAGATTCTAGTAGATTGTTGTTGGTTTCAAATTTAAAAATACAATAAGACGCAAACCACGGTGATTCTAAGAATACCGATGCAGGCAGTTCTGCCACAATATCATTCATTGTGTGTTGACTCCCGGTTAAATCATATTGTAACTGAAGCTCTTTGTAAGTTGTCACAATACGCTTCATGTTGTTGGATACTGGCCGGTTATAGTAGTGTTTAAATATTTCTTCAATGTAATCAAGCTCTAGCATACGATCAAACTCGATAACATTGCTAATTGTATTGTTGGCTAAATCTTGCTTGTATAAGTGATAGTATTCTTTTATGTTGTAAAATGTTATGTCGTACCAAGTTACCAAATCAGAATGCCAATTTTTAAATTTATCAGCCAGGCCGGTGTTTTCAACCAAAAACTTTTTGTAAAAGTTATTGTAAGTTGCATGGTATATTTTGTTGCTAACTTGTATTGTTAAAATTAGATCGTCGGGTGTTATAATTTTGTTGTAGTTAGATGGGTGTTTATGAATGCAGATACAGTTTTTGTTATTGAATATTGCAGGAGGCTCGTTGATACTTGGATCCCATCTATCCACTCTGAACTTGATCTCATCTGTGCAATCGGTTACTAATGATTTTAAATAATTGCCACTTAGCCCTTCACGGAAAAAAATTAAAGTTTTCATATGGACTCGATGGAAAAAAGTAAATTAAAATTTTGTCGATTGATAATACGAAGCTTCTTGTTCTTCAATGAGTCGGACAAGATGTTCACAAGATCAAATTTGAGATAATTGAATTTAACTTTGGTGGGATCTAATCCTACTAGAACTTTTGAATGACTGTTGGACCAAATGTTGCAAAACGTTAAAAACTCATCTAACTCACTGTACTTAAAATAAGTGCTATAGTAAGCTAGTACAGGTAGGTCAGGAAGATAGGTAGGATGCCATGTTAGATAATCATATTCAAAGTGTATATCGTTCCAGTATTTGGAACTTTGCGGCATAAGCTCGATTGCAGTGCAATGTCTTTGTTGATCGGCAAAAAACCAACCAGCACAATCAATTGCTATAAAATCTGAAGTTAGTTCGTTGTTGATTAATTCTATATCCGGCGTCAATGCAATCTGTTGATTCCTTCGCTTCTTTGCCCACAAAGACAAAAGAGGTCTGCCTTGAAGATACAGTCGAGTAGATTGTAGCTTGCTTACATTAAGTTGATTATAATGTTTAATTACGTTCATATACAAACACATCCAGTCCATGCACACCAACAAAGTGCTTGCCATCGACGGTGCTGGGCTCGTACAACCGTTGAAATTTTGGATTACATTTAGATGCAATTAACTCAATGGAATCATTCATATTATCGGGGAAGCAAATATTAGTATTATCAGTAACTGAAAATTCGTAACGATTGATTGCCATGTAAGCGACCTGAATGTCGCTGCGAACAATTGCGCTGGTGATTTTAATAAAGCCGTCGACGGAAACTCGGGTAGGGCTGTTTATTATTACTACACCATTGCCATTTGTGCTAACGTTGATCTCGGTTTTACAAACATCAAAAAAATGTCCACGTGGACCATACCATTCCCATACTATAGCCTGATGCTTTTTTAAAAAGTCCAGACATTGAATCTCCTGGTGTAACAAATTATCATGTAGTTGTTTGTTACGCCATTGGTAGTTGATATTCATTGGAATGTTTTCATACTTTTATTAGGTTAGATATTTATTATAAATAAAAAAGGCAGTTTAAATGTACTTAAACTGCATATCATACACAATTATTAGGGCAGCGGCCTGCTTCTAATAACAATCCAACCAACACTTCACTTATGTCATACCAAACATTCCCTGGGAATAAAATTTTCCCAATTAAAACAGATTCGGCATGTTTTCTAAAATGGAATTGGAGTAGCATCTGGTTAAACACTGGAACCACCGCAAGTTGCCATAGGTGTTGGCACGAGCCAATTGACCCTGATAACTTTGATAATTTCCATAATATTCCGCAAAAAGTACAAGCTAGAGAATTAATGTTACAAGGGCAATGGCCAACAAGTGGTTGTCAATATTGCAAAACCATTGAAGAATCTGGCGGCACTAGTGATCGACTTATGCAACTAGAAAGAGAACATGGGCTTGATAAACTCCCTCCAGAATTACTAACTAACCCAACTGCAACTTCTGTTAGTCCTACTATTTTAGAAGTCTGGTTCAATAACACTTGTAATCTAACTTGTACATATTGTGATTCGAAATTCAGCAGTAAGTGGACAGAAGAACTCAAACGACACGGGGACATTGAGATAAGTGATTACACTGTCACTTATAACAAAAATGTTAATGCACATTACGATCGCATGGTTAAAGAACTTTGGAATTATCTAGACACTGACAATCGAAGCTCGACTCTCAGACATTTCCAAATTTTAGGTGGCGAGCCTTTGCTGCAAAAAGAGTTTGATCAAACAATTGATTTTTGGTTTGCGCATCCTAACCCCAGTTTAACAATCAACGTAATTAGTAATTTAATGATCCCGCACGATCGCTTTGTGAGTAAAATTCAAAGGTTCGAAGAACTATACAACACTGAATCTATACTTAAATTGCAAATGACCGCTAGCTTAGATGGATGGGGGCCAGCACAAGAATATGTGCGCCATGGATTAGATCTTGAGTTATGGGAGAAAAATTTCCAATACTTGTTAAACAAGCCTTGGTGCCAACCCAGCATTAACAGTTGTATAACCAGTTTAAGTATCAAGGACATGGCCGCGTTGGCTGAAAAAATCAATCAATGGAACCTACTTACTAGTATCCCAATTGACTGGAGCTTCGAAATGCCAATTGGTAAAAAACAAAAAGTTACTGGGCAACATCTTGATGCATTTGGGCCAGACTTCTTTACTAAAGATTTTGAAAAAGTGTTAAGCGTGATGTCACAAAATACACCCGACGAACTTGTATTGTATAAACACATGCAGGGTATTGCAAAAATGCAAGCAGATAGCAAATACCAACCAGAAACTATTAATAACTTAAAATATTACCTAGATCAACTTGATTCTCGACGGGGGTTAAACTGGAGAACAGTATTCCCGTGGTTAGATAGAACGTTTTAAACTTAAAAAAGCAATAAATAACAAAAAGGCCTTTTAATCATGCAAAAGAAAACTCGCAGTTTGCTAGACGAATTAAACTCCATGTACGTGGACAAAGATCGTCGACATGTCATTGAAAATCGTGCGAGCAATATCATTGCTAGTGCAATTAGACTCATGGAAGAGATTGATTCTAGTTATACCCCTGAACAAGCAGAAAATTTACAGCGTAAATTACTGAATGCTATAAAGTTGCGTGATCCTGGCAAATTTACAAGAACAGTGAGACGTACCGATGCAAATTCATGAGCTAAACAAAAAGCCCACAAAGATTAA